AATGGTGAACCAATTTTAGATTATGCATCAGATTTAGAAATATCAACAACACCTGGAAAATTTGGAATATATAATTATGAACCAGGAACTGAAGAGACTAACTTTATGCCAGGAAACTTTATAAGTGTTACAGGTACTACAGGAGTAACAGCAGAAGCCGGTGAAAGTGGGTTTGATACTTGGATTAATTATATAAATGCAATGATGTCTACTAGTGTTACATCTACAGGTCAAGATAATATAACTTCTGTAACTGGACAAGATATTAATTTAGAAGAAGAAAAAGCAAATAAAATAGCAGAAAAGAAACAAGCAGAAGCAGATTTAGCTAAAATGGATGCTATGGAAAAAGGACAATCATTTACTGATGATAAAGGGGATACCTATACAAAAGTAACTGATAATCAAACTGGCGGAGGAGGAAGTCAAGGTTATAGTTTTACACCTAGTGACCCTTCACCTCCACAAGATACAAATTACACATGGACAGATAGCTCTGGAAATACAAACACAGTTCCTGTAGGCCCACGAGCAGGTGTAATGGCACCAAAAAAAGAAGATACAGGTTATACACCTGGTAGTCATCACTTTTAAATAGGAGGAAATAATATGGCAAATGGAATGATGGGAAATCCAATGGGAGCACAACAGCCTCCTATGGAACAACCAGGACAAAATGTAGATGCAGTTTTAGATATGCATCTAACAGACGATGTAAAAGCAGCACTACAACAAAATGGAGTTGATATTAGCTCAGTAGCTAATAGAGGCCCAAAAGAACCTGTTGTAGTAATACCAGTTTCAATAATAGCAAATAGATACCCTGGAAATACTCCAGAAGAATCTATGCAACAGTTTGTACAGGATATGACAGCAAATGCTGCCGCTCCTGCGACAGAGCCTATGCCAGAAACGGCAATGGCAGAAGCTCCACCACCTTCACCAGAAGGTTTAGGAGCACCTACAATGGATAGGCCACCTATGACAGCTTAGTCATAGCCCCAATGCGACTCTAGGCCACCTGTTTCCAACAGCCCCAAAAAAGGAGAATAAAATGGAAGAAAATAAAAAAGATGAGGTTCAAATAGAGGAAACTCAAAATGAAACTCAAACAGAGGCTCTTCTCGAGCCTAGACCTTATAAACGTAAGGTCGAAACAGATGATACAGCTACCACTTCAAAGGACACTTCTTCAGAAGAAGAAGCCACTCCCCAGGAAGAACGCCCTGTTAACGCTGAAGAGAAGGTGTTTAAGAAACGTTATGACGACCTTAAACGCCATTACGATTCTACTGTCAATAAACATAAAGATGATGTATCATCGCTTAAACGTCAGTTAGAAGAGAATGCTGAAAAGATTCAACTACCAAAAACGAAAGAGGAAGTTGATGCTTGGAAGAAAAAATATCCCGATGTATATGATATAATTGAAACTATAGCATACACAAAAGCGGATGAAAAATCTAAGCAAGTTCAAACCAAAATGAAAGATTTGGAAACTGCACAAGCTAATGTAGCTAAAGATAAAGCTGAAGTTGAATTATCAAAACTTCATCCAGACTTTAATACTATTAGAGCAGATGATAAATTTCATGAATGGGTTGGAACACAAACTCCCGAAATTCAAGGTTGGTTATATGATAACGCATCAAATGCTAGTTTAGCAGCTCGTGCCATTGATTTATATAAAATGGATACAGGTATAACTAAAAAAGCAAGTGTTAGCAGAAAAGAAGCATCTAAATCAGTTACAACTACTTCTAAAAAAGATGTTGAAGCAGGAGATAAAAAAATCTGGCGTGTTTCTGAGATAGCTAAAATGAAACCCCATGAGTTTGTAAAAAACGAAAAGGAAATTGATTTAGCTAGACAAGAGGGTAGGATTCGTGAATAATCTTAACAGTCTATAGGAGGACAACATGGCTATAACAAAAGCATCCGGTTATGACAACTTACCTTCGGGTAATTGGCTACCGGTAATATACAGTCAAAAAGTCCAAAAGTTCTTTAGAACTGCATCAGTTGTGGAAGATATTACTAACACTGACTATGCAGGCGAGATTGAAAATTTCGGAGATACAGTTAACATTATTAAAGAGCCAACAATTAGCGTAAGTTCTTACACTAGAGGCGGTCAAATCAACATCCAGAATCTGGCTGATGACCAACTGCAACTAGTAGTAGACCAAGCTAATGCGTTTGCTTTTAAAGTTGACGATATTGAAGAAAGACAATCTCATGTGAACTGGGAGTCTTTGGCTACTTCTTCTGGAGCATATGCTCTAAAAGATTCGTACGATGAAAACGTTATTGCGGCAATGGTATCCGGTGCGGGTACTACTGTCGGTTCTGATGGTTCTGGAACTGATACAGGTTTCGGTACTTCAGAAGAAGACCCTGCAAATATTTTAGCTAATGCAGCTAAAAGATTACACGGGGCAGACGTTCCTACAGATAACAGATGGTTCTTAGGAACCCCAGAGTTTTATGAGCAACTTGGTAATTCAAGTGCTAAACTTATGGATGCTTCTGTTACTGGAGATTCAAAATCACCTTTACGTAATGGTAACGTATTGGAAGGTAAAGTAAATGGTTTTAAATTATATATGACTAATAACTTTGCCGCTTCAACAACAAGTAATTACTATAAAGTATTATATGGACATATGAGTTCTACTGCTACTGCTAATGCTATTGCAAAAACAGAAGTAGTAAGAGACCCAGATTCATTTGCTGATATAGTAAGAGGCTTACATGTGTTTGGAAGAAAAGTACTAAGAAGTACTGCTCTTCAAGCAAGACACTTGTTAATCGATTAATAGGAGGATATACAAATGGCAACAGTAAGTAAAGTAACTGGTTCAACATCTGGGCATCCTTCAACTAGAAGAAAGCCTTATTATGTTGAAAACACAATTGACAACTCTTTGTTTGACCCATCAAGTGGTGATGTAATTCAAGCATTGAACATTCCTGCAGAGACTATGATTCTTAACGCAGGTTTAGAAGTACTAACTGCGGCTTCTTCATCAGTAACCTTTGATTTAGGTGATGCGGATGACCCAGATAGATACGTTGATGGTGACACAAATGCAACTGGACATGCAGCCCCTGTAGCTCATGCATCTAACTCTGGTCATGTGTACGGCTCTGCTGATACACTTGATGTGACCACTGGTGGTGCTGCGGATACTGCGGGTAAGATTCGTGTTTACGCAATTATGTGTGATGTAAGTGGTTCAGATGAAACTGCTTCTAACTCATCATAAAATAAATTAAATTAAGGGGCATTAATTTGCCCCTTTTTTCAATAAGGAATCATATGGCTAACTGGGATATGACTAAAACTGAAAAGATTACTCCTTTATTCGATAATAATGATTTAAAGGAGGATGTATCTAGATTAGAGAAAAAGATAGATACAATATTAACCTTGCTTATTAATAAGGAGGCAAACAATGACAAGGATAGACCTAAGCCCATTTCGGGCAATGACAGTGGGGTTTGACAGTTTATTTAACGATATAGCTGACTTTCGCCCAAGTAATTACCCACCCTATAATATTGAAAAGGTGAGTGATTATGAGTATAAATTAACTTTTGCTGTAGCAGGATTTTCTGAAAAAGATATTTCTGTAACACAAAAAGAAAGTACTCTAGCAATTGAGGGAACTAATAATCCTTCAGAAAAAGAATATCTTTATAAAGGTATAGCGGAAAGAACATTTAAACAATCATTTAAATTATCTGAATATATGAATGTTAAAGATGCTAAATTAAAAGATGGTATGCTTAATATAACATTGGTACAAGAATTACCAAAAGAAAAGCAACCAAAACAAATTAAAATAAATTAAAAAGTGGGGCTTTAGTGCCCCATATAAAAAGTTTTTATGGTTAAAATATGGTTTATGCTAGTGCTTATTTCAATGCCTAACGCACCCTCAGTTAAATATAATGGATTTATATATCCAAGTGAAGAAGAGTGCCAAGTAGCAAGATACGAACTACATGAAGCATATAATGAAAAACCTACAGAATATAAATCAGTAACAGCAATAGATTCATATTGTGTAGAATTTGAAAGTTTTCCAATAGCAGGATTAAATAAAACAGGAACAGGAGCATA